ATACTGTAGCAGTACTACCTAATGATCCAGATGATACCGCATAGGACCAAGTTAAAGCAAAACCTTCTGGGTCGGTGGATACAGCAGTAATAGTTGTGGCGGTTCCATCTGTTGCAAGTGCATATGTATCACTAACTCCAGTAATAGCAGTTGGAGATGCATTTGTAACAGTAGCAATTAAGTACCATCCTACACCGCTCCAAATATATAATCTATTTGTTGCTACAACAAAAGCTGTATTTCCTGGTGTAGAACCAGAAGCTGGTAAATCAGCAAAAGTTGCATATGAATATGAGCCTGGTGCTGAATTTACGCTTTTTGGAAAGCTAGCCGATTCAGTTGCGTATCTTTTTCTCGAATAACTTCCCATTTAAAAAGCCTTTATTAAATATTCATTGTTGTTTGTTTATTATCTTTACCAACATGACCTAAATTTTTAATTATTTCGTTATGTTCTGGATTTACGCTTGCAAGAGCTTTTTCATAATGCTTTTTACGGCCCTCGACATCAACTTTATTGTAAGCAGCTTTCTTATTAAGTTTAGTTTTACTTTTTGTACCTTTCGGAAGATCAGATTCAGCTTTTTTCTGGCTATCAACCATTTTATTATAAGCTTCATGAGCCGCGGTAGAAGTTTTAGCTACTTTATGGAAAGTAGCAGCATGTTTAGGAATTGATGTGGCAACGTCAGCTTTTTGTTCTTCTTCATGATGTGGATGATCATGATGTGTATGATCATATCCTAGTCTTGCATTATCTATATGTGTTTCATTAGGATTATTTTGTTCAGCTTTTTTATGCTTTTCCATTTCATCATAATGATGATCTTGCTCTCCATTACCGTAATGATGATCATGATAATGGCCATAATGTGAAGTTGTAAACTCATGTTCTCCATGAGTTTCTAGATGAGCGCCTGCCGCTTTATGAGCATCATGATGGAGTTTTAAAGTATGTTCAGCATGAGCTAATCTCTCTTTTGCTTCTGGGGTATCGCCGCCATGTGCTTTAAGTTTCGTAATATGCTTTTTAATAGTAATTACGCGTTCTTCAGCAGGATTATTACCGTGGTATTTCTTGCGCTCTTTTTCTGCCGGGTCGTTTAGTCTATTTTCTGTAGCAGAGATTCGACTCGCAGATAAGGTACTACTATGAGTCATCGCTATACGAGTATGCTTTCCGGTATTTCCAGCAGCATCTACCCAATCTCCTTTAGGATGGGGCGCCATTGAGCCTTTATTACCGGGATTATGTTCTACAGTAGAATCCCAGAATGATCCATGTTTACCCTTAGGTCGCATTGAGTTTGGATTATCAGCATTACCTTTTTTGGTAATATTATAACCTTTGCTTAACCCTTTTAAGTTCCCTAATTTTTTGGCGTTACTTTTACTTTTATCACTCAAAGCAGCTTTTGCTTTTTCATGCTCAGCATCTTGGGCCTTGGCTCTATTACTTATATTCTTCATTCTTTCTGCATGCTTTTCAGGGTCACTTTTAAATGACGCTATTGCAGCATCTTTTGCCCGCCTAATTTTCCTAAAAAAGCCCTTTTCATTAAGCTGCTTCTGATGTTGAATATCTTCGTTCATCTGTTTAAAAGTTTTCATGTCTACCCCATTCGATAATTTGCTAAACCATTTTACTATATTTATACAAATAAAAAAAAGGAACAAAACTAATTGCTCCTTTTCTATACTATTTCTTGTAAGGAATTATGCTACCATATCCTCTAATTCATATATCTTCTGATCTAAATATACTTTTTTTGATTCTAGTTTCTTAGCTAAAGAATGGTTACCCTTTTGTTTTATTTCCTCTACGTAAGCTTTAAGCTCAGTAGAATCTTTTTGTAATTTTGCTATTTGATTGTTATGTAAAACCATTTTAGTTCTCCTAAAAAAAAGACAGACTCTCCCGAAGAAGGCCTGTCTATAAATCTAATTATAAGTATATTTTCCAATCATCATATATTTATTTCTGTATCAAATTCGGAAAGGCTTCTTTTGCTACTGCTTTGGTAACTCCTTTTATTGGGGTTTTGTTAATCATATTAATAACTAGTTCTGCATCAGGCGGCTCGACAGATTCTAGCAAAATGATAAAGAGCTTTTCTCTTTTCATTTTTTGCATAGAGTCACCTGGACCGCCTTTAACAAATGTTATAAACTCTCTATGTTTTTTGAGCAGATTAGAAGGCGCGTTGTGTCCTTGGTTTTCTTTATATGGAGGTCTTCCTCCAGGTAAATTAAACTGAATTGTTTCACAATACGTTCCTCTAAGAATATCTTTTAAGGCCCATGATTCATTATTTCTCAATATTTCGATCTTTTGTTTTTTAGATCGAGCTTTTCTTGTATCATTAATTATATCACTTATCATTATTATATAAACTCCTGTACACTTTCAACTAACATTCTACAACGCTTAGCTACAAGATATGGGAACACTTTACTTTTATTTGCCCACTGATCCTGTGCCTCATATGTATTTATAATTTCTTCTTTAATATTTTGAGGACATTCTGATTTTTCTGTTAAATCTATTAGTTTTTTATTACGTAAATAATTACGATAAACTTCATCACCTAAAGCTTTTGGATCTTCGAGTAGTATTGCTTTTTTCTTAGCAGATAATGGTGTTTGTCTACGGCCTTCAACAAAGCATTTATCGTCTGATAATACATTTGGTACACCATCAGTGCCACATCCAGTAAGAATGTGTTCTTCAAGATATAATCTAGGATTAGGTTCATCTACAAATTTCTTAGTTGCTGTTGACCATTGACGAACATTACCATATTTTTGTAGTTGACGAAAATCTTTATCAGCAGATACAATCATTACCTCTTCATGATTACCAAACTCTTGAGTCCATTTTACTATTTCAGCAATAGAATCATCAGCTTCACATCCCCATTGATGAATAACTTTATATGGAAAATGTTCTTTTAATTCTTCACGAACTAAATTAATACAACGAAAAGCTTCTTCCCAATCAATTTTAGATTTTTCACGAGATTCTTTGCGCTTACCTTTATATTCAGGATATACATCTTTGCGCCAGTTTCCGCCGGCATCACATACAATAACTATTTCGCCATATTTGTCTTTAAACTTTTGACGATACATACGAATACTATTTAATATCATATGGCGTATTAGATTTTCATCAGCATTTGTTAAACCCATTGCAACAGGTGCAATTGAAATACCTGAGAAGTCAATTAAAATCATAGTTGATTCCTTTCATTATATAGTTATTATATCATAGTATTACTCAATTGTAAACCTTTTATTCAGATAATTCTTGAATTAATTTTACGTCTACTTTACCTTCTTGCATTAATCTTTGACGATTAGCTAAATGGCCCTTTTCAACATCAGCTTTTGATTGTCCATGATATGGAACGGCATGACCTTCATCAATAAGAATATCGGTGCACATACGTCCGTCAGGAGCAACGAAGTCACCAAGGACTCTACCAAACTTACCTTTCATATCTTCACCATCTTTATTGATTTCAGTCTTTAACACACCTTTAGATCCGAGAAGTTCTTGAAGTCTTGCTTTAGCTGCTTTACCAAAAACTTTTTCAACCTTATCGCTGGTACGAGATTCAGGTGTATCGATACCCATTACACGAACTCTTTCATCAGTTAACACAATACCAAATCCAAGATCAATATCTACATCAACAGTATCTCCATCAACTACTCTATTAATAGTACATTTATATTCGTACATTATTCTTTTCCTTTTACATGCTTTGAATGAATTTTACATCCAATAAATTCATTGTAATATTCATCATTAAAAAGGACTTCACGATCAAATTGTTCTTTTGCCTCATAATAGCTCATAAGACCTTTTGTCTTACATAGCTTTAGTATTTCTCTTTTAAATCTATTTTCTCCATCATTTTCTACAAGCAACTTAACTTCTTCATTTGAGCCATAATAACTCATCCAATCAGATTGAGCTTTTTTTACTCTTCGTCTAGTTTTACCCTTTAAAGGTTTAAGTCTTCTTGTGGACCATAATGTTTTTTTCCCAATATACTTTTTACCGTTGTTTAAATCAGTTATACAGTAAACAAATCCAGCTAAGTCATCAATACGAGAATCAGCTGGATCAAACTCTTTATTTTCAAATAACCACAATATAGTATTCCTTAATTACAAAATACTATTTATATAAATTAATCGTTATCCTCTGCATCTAATAATTGAGCATTTATTTCATGTCCACAACATGGGCAATATTCAGGCTCTTTGTCTTCTGTTGATACTTGTGATTCTGCGTCACAATAATCGCACTCAATATAATAGTGTAACATATAGTCTTCCTTA